CTGCCGCCACAGGCCGTCTTCGAGGAAGAGGCAGGCGCCTTGGCAGAGCTGCAGCACCGGACAACTCCTGCACTCGGCGCGCGTCGACCAGTGATACGCCGTCGTCAGACGGATGTCCTCGAACGCCTCGATCGAACCGATCCGGTGCTTGGTACCCGCACTCGTATTCTGACAGGTCAGGGCATTGCCCTTGAGATCGACGGCCAGATCGGTCGGCCGGTCCATGCCGCATTTCTGGCCAAGGGTCGATGCGGGGCGTGCCTTTGCGATGGAGCGGAAGAACTCGTCGATCTTCGAACGTAGCGTCGAAACCGGCATGCTCTCACCGCGTACGGCTTCCCAGAACACCGCTTCCAGATAGGCGCGATGCTCGCTCTCGGTGTGAGGCGAGAGGACGACGCCGCCCTGATCGTAGGGCAGCAGGATTTCCTCGGTGGAGAGCGGAATGTCGTCGACCGGCACACCCAAGCGCTCGGCAATGTGGCGCCGAACTGCAGCCAGCGACGTGTTGTGCTTGTGCAGCACGCAGTTGAAGCCGATCCGGCCCCAGGGTCGCAGACGGTCGTAGAGCTTACGTATCGCGGCGCGCTGATTGGGGTCATCGAGCGGGTCCGGCCCGCGATAGCGCATGGCCGGGCCGTCATGGCTGATCCCGACACCGAAGCCGAGCTTATCCAAGAACTCGATCTTGTCGTCGTCGATCAGCGCGCCGTTGGTGATGACGTTGAACCGCGCCTTCGGATAGGCCGATCGCAGCGCGCCCGCGAGCACGCGGAACGTCTTCCAGTAGACCAGCGGTTCGCCGCCCCAGAATTCGATGCGCACGCCGCTGCCATCGCCTGCCGTGCCGCCGTCGAACCAGGTCGGGAGGCGGCGCAGGAAGGACTGGACGTCGCCCATGTCACCCTGGATTTCATGGGGCTGGGACGCCTGATTGCAGTAGGTGCAGGCGTAGTTGCACTTGAGCCCCATCTGGATCTTTAGCACGCGGATGTCGCGGCTCTTGCGACCCGGATTGGCCGGAGACACGGGCTCCGCATGCGTCCAGTCCGCTGGCGATGGATCATACCCTGTGCCGACCGCCCGCAGATCGACGGGCTCGCCCGTGTCTTCCCAACGAAGTTCCGAGCTGTGCGGGCGGTAGAGCAGTGCGCGCGCGAATCCATTCCGGCCCGCCATCGCGAGCCGGTATTCCAGGGGTTCAGTCATTTCATGGCACCTTGATCTGATTGCGCGGCAGTGCGCCGTTCTCTTGTTCGTCGAGCCAGGCAAAGACCCGATGCTTCTCGCGGGACAGCCGGCAGTCGAGTTCGTGGGTCTGTGACAGATGGCAATTGCCGCGGCACCAGGAGCGCACCGGGCAGGCCTGGCACTCGGCGCTTCTCACCCAGCGCCAGGAGTGATCGAGAGCTTCTTGTTCGCCCTGATCGCGCGGCCCGGTCTCGTCGAAGAGATGCCCCGTCCGGAAGCTGCGTTTCACACTGTGGTGGCAGGCATAGCGGTTGCCGGCGAGATCGACCGACAGATGGCTGGCGCTGTGGCACAGCGGCTCGACCGGAGCCACCGCGCGCGCTAAGCCGCGCCGCCACTCATCGAGATGGCCGTCAAAGAACAGGCTGGCATATCGATGGCCCGCGCGCCGCATCCGTGCGAGCTCCCAGAGATGCTCGACATGGCGGTCGAGGCTCTGGGGCGTGAACCAGTAGCGTGGCGCGCATCCCCTTGTCGTGCGAACCCAATGAGCATAGGGCCAGAACGGCCGGCGATATTCCGCTTCAAGGCGATCGAGCTTTTCGAACAGCGGCCAGATGACCGGGGTCTCCGCGGTGAAAAGAAAGGAAATGCTCGACCGCTTGAGCCTGCGCACCATGTCCCATGCCGGCTGGCCGAACTCGCCGTGATCACTGACGACGACGTAGAAGTTCCAGTCGTTCATCGGCCCTACGAAATCCGGCGCCAGCAGACTGCCGTTGGTCGTGATGCGCACGAAGTCGAAAGTCAGCCCAGCGCGATCGAATGCCGTATGAATGGCGCTGATTTCGCTCCAGTAGAGCAGCGGCTCACCGCCCCAATAGTCGATCCGCTTGATCCCTTTCTCCCGGACGAACGGGACGACGCGCTCAATGAACGGCTCGACGGGGTGGCGCCGCCGCACGGCGTCGGGCGCATCGAGTTCCTGAAGGCAGTAGCTGCATGAGAAATTGCAAGCATAGCCGAGGAAGATGTTGAGCACGGCTCAAACCACCCGAACCTTTACCTCGGCTACGCTGCTGAAGTGCCGGAAGCCGACCTTGACCCGAAAGCTCTCGCCGGCATCGAGCCCGAGTGCTCCGATGCGGAACTGCGTCTTTCCCTTGATTGTCATCGCCCGTTGCTGCGGGAGGTACCCGCCGGTGGCTTCGATGTAGATCTCGGCCTCTGCATCCTTGATGGTTTTTCCTGCACCATCCACGAGCTGCGCTGTTACCGTGCCGTAGGCATCGGGCGCCAGATCAAGGGTGTCGGTCGATAACGCAATCTCGGCAAACGGCTTCTGAGCGCCCTGAAGCACGTCCGCATAGGTGACCTCGACGCCAGGATCGAGATTGCCGACCAATCCAAAATCGTGATGTAGCGCGACGCTGAAACTGCAGCTGTCGAAGTCGCAGCTCGCGAAGGGGACGTAGATCTGAAGCGCGCAGTTTCTGCCCGCTGTCGCCAGCAGCCTCGGTGTCCTGGCCTTGGTCTCGCGTGTCATCACGAAGCGATTGAACGGCACCTGCGGTGTCCCGGCGTGATCGAGCGGAAACAGCCAATTCGCGCGGTCGGACCATTCGCCTTTGCCGAGCATGCCATCAAGGTCGAGGCAGACGCTGCCGAGTTCCTCAAAGATGCGTCCATCGAGTGCCGCTGCAAGCATGAGTCCGGGGATCGGACGGCGGCGGAACATGGTGCTTGGCCACGCATCCGCGTGCTCCGTGAGCAAGCGCTCGGCTTCCAGTCGCATGATTGGATTGGCGTGCTCCACATCGGCCGGGAGCTCTCGGAATGTCCGGCAGGTCACCTTGCGACGATCCCGACGCACGAGCACGAGGATCGGCAACGGCAGATCGAAGAAGTGCCGGGTGAATGGCTTGATCATGATCTGCCTCCTCAGCCGTCACCGCAGGCGCAGTTGCAATCGCAATTGCAGTTGCAATTGCAGTTCGAGTAGCAGTTGAAGCCGCCGCAATTACAGTTGTTGAAGTTCCGTCGATACTCACCGCCGCCAATTTCGTCCGCAGCCAGATTGTATCCGGCGTACACGAAGCCCACGGATACCGCCTGGTAGGTAACGCTCGAACCGCCCGCGAAATCGAATCCGCTTGGATTGGCTGGACCGAAGCCCAAGCCCCATGTCCACCAATTGCCGTTAGGTGGTGTCCATTGGGTGTTACCTAAACAATTGCCGTTAGGAATGTATCCCGTGCAATTATTCACTCGGTCATCGTAGTATTGATTTGACCTGTTGAGTTCGCCGATATCTGACCCATCAGCGATTTTGAAACCCGTTGATCTCGCGGTGTCCCCGGTTGCCCCTGAACGTACGGATCCTGTCGAGATCAGTCCGGGCACCGTCAGCGTTCCGGTCATCGTATCGCCCGACTTGGCGACACGACTGCCGAGATCAACACCGGCGCGAATGTCAGTGATGGTCTGGCTTGCAAGATCACCTGTCGTGATCGTGCCATCGGCAATCTTCGCACTGGTGATGGCGCCATCGACGAGTTTGCCGGTCGTCACCTGCGCATCAGCGATCTTGGTCGTTGTGACTTGCGCGTCGCCGATCTTTGTTGTCGTGACGGCGCCGTCCTGGATCTTAGCGTTCTGGACTGCAGCATTATCGATGTCGGACGCTGCGACGGTGTTTTTGACGGCAAGTGCCGCCAAGCCAAGATTGCTGCGTGCTGTTGCAGCGTCCGTTGCATTTGTGCCGCCCTGCGAGATCGGAACTGGGACACCGAGCGGGACGCGCGTCCATGTGACGGGCGAGGCAATGGTCAGCTGATAGAGCTGGCCCAGATCCGTCCGAAAGCAGAGCATGCCGGCGACCAGATTGGTGCTGGGGAAGGTCGTGCCGGAGAAAGCCGATCGGATCGCCTCGTCGCGATCAAGGATATCCTGCCGGCTATCGCGGACCGCCTTGGTCGAGGGGATATCGGGATAGGTCTGGGCCATGCGGTCCTCGGTCAGTAGCCTTCAGCGGCCCAGCTGGCGTTGCCGGCCACCGATGCTTGGGTTGCAGGGTTGATGAGGGTCAGCTGGAACCCGCTCGTCGTGATCGTGCCGATCTGCGGCACGGCGATCGTCGCGCCGCCCTTGAACGTCGCCTGGACTTCAGGCGGCGCATTGAATGGCTGGTTGAAGGCGACAGTCAGTCCGCCGACAGGAACCGCAACCGTGCCGCGATCCCGGACATCCGGAACGTCCACGATGAGCTTGGCATCGGTCAGCGCGATCCTGCTGGTCGATGTGCTTGGCGCTGCGAGCGCCAAACGAATAAGCGCTTTCGCGTATTCGTAGTCGCCAGGCGTCAGGTCTCGGAATGCGCTGAAGCCAAGAGGACGCGCCTCGGCAATCAGCGCCGCAAATCCCTCGTCATCCAGCGCAGTCGTCCGGAAAGCGAGGTCTGCGATGACGGCCTCTGATGCGCGGAGGATCCGATCCAGCAGAGCCAGCTGTTCGAACGATGGCTTGGTGACGGCATTGCCTCGCGCATCTGCAATTGAGATCTGTTCGGCGATCTGCGCGAGGAATGAAATCAGATCAGTGTAGGTCTCCGCGAAGGCAAGGCTCCGAACGCTGCTCTGAATGGATTCAGCTGCACGAATGTCTCCGAGAGTGAACGTGCTATTGCGGGGTGTAACGGCATCGCGCGTGGATTGTTCGGTGAACGCCGTGTTCTCAGAGATGGCTTGCCCGATACTGGCAGCGTCCTGTTCGAGTGTGCTCCATGCTTCATTGGTGACAGTGAGGGGGTTCTTTGACACGCTGTCGATCAGCCCCAGCATCTCTGCAAAGGGCGACTGGGTCATTTGGCGCAGCGCAATTTCGCCGATGCCGATCGACTCAGCAGCGGTCAGAATGAACGCGATGAGATCAATGTAGGTCTCCGCAAGTGACAGGGCCTCCGCTGCACTTGTTGTGGCGGCGAAGGCGTCCGCATCGGCGAGTCCAAGGCTCTCGCTGTCATTGACAATCGGCAGACACGCTTCAACCGGTGCAAGCAGAAGACCATCGCTTTCTTCGGCAAGAAAGCTCGTGGCGCTCGCGTCCTGCCAAGCCTTACCGGCCTCGGTCGCGTCCCAGCTGAAGGCAGCGTTACCCCAGACATAGGCCGTGCCTGGTGTTATGGTGATCGTGACTGGCACGCGTCAGCTCATGGTAAAGGTAAAGCGCTGGGTCAGCGTGTCGTCGGCGCCCTTGTTGATGACCGCGAAAACGACGCGATCCAGCATGGTTCCCGCGCTGGCCGCGTTGAAGACCCCGGCCTCGGTGATGGCGCCGGTTGCCTCACCTGCATTGAAGGTCGCCTCGAACTGAAACACCTTGGTGCCTGCCGTATGGCTGAAGGTCGCTGCCTTACGCGCCAACTCGGTCACGAGGGCCGTGTTTGCGGCAGCAGCCGCCGTGGTGCCAGTGCCGACCGCGATATGGCTCATCACGCCCGGGCGACCCGTGGAGAGGCCGACCGCCTGGGCGATAAAGCTAAAACCGGTATTGACGATGAGGTTGTCTTTGACCCGGACGATGACGGAGCCGTCGGGTTTGATGAGGTGTGCCTCCAGGCGTCCATGCAGGCAAAAGCCGTCCGTTCCGGCTTTCCGGCCCAGACGGGCCAGAAGCTCGGCAAAGCCGATCTTCATATTGTTCTCCTATGCGGGGTGAAGCTGCGCGCCGGTAAAGGCGCCAAGCGGTGCGAGCGGCGCCGCACCTGACGCGATAAGTCCGGTCTGGGCTGAGGCTACAAAAAGCCTGCGCGTCGTCGGTGTCTGGCAGATGCCGAAGGTGATGATGTCGCCCGAGCGCCGCAGCAGGGCGGCGGTCACGCGCTGGCCGTGATCATCCTCGAGCGCAAAGGCGCTATCCTCGGGCGACCAGATCAGCCGCAGCGTGCCGGCAGTGCCAGTCAACGCGAGATAGACGGTCGGTTCGTCAAGGATCTGGTCAAGCCGGACATCGAAGGTGGTCGAGAATTCCGAGGGGATGGCGATCGACCAGCCAGCCTTGGTCCCACCGCCAACCTTTAGGCCCTGATCAAAGCGCGCAGGTGTATAGGTAAGGTTCTGTGCCTGCGCTGGGCTCTGCCCGCGCATGCCTGTCAGGGCGCCTGCCAGCCGAAAGCCTTCAATCAGATCATTGGCAAGGGGCGCCTCAACTGCGATCTGGCTGCGGAGCGTCGCGCCGTCCACATCGCCAAGCGGCAGCCAAGCAGAGGAGGCCTCCGGATCCTGCCAGGCGAAGCCCGCGGTGTCCCAAACCAGGTCGTCAGCCGGCGTCGTGCCGACATGCGCCTCGATCCAGTTTCGCGCCCGCCATGTCCGCCCGAAGGAGACGGGAAAGACATATTCGCCGCGCGCGATGGTCGTTGAGCCGCTGCGCGCAAGGGCGAGCAGATTGCCGCCGATGATCTCCATGCCTTGCGTGACGCCTGGCCATCCCAGCGCCTGGCGATCGCTAACCAGCACGGCGTTGCGTCCGGCGAGCGGCGCTAGCCTTGTCGTCGCATAGGCGGCGCCCTCGCTGTAGAGCCCGGCTGAGGAGATGGCCTTGAGCCAGAAGGTCTCATCTGTTGCTTCGCGGATTGGCCAAAGGGCAACAAGGTGGTTGCCGGCGGCACGCCCAACGAAGCGCCCCGTGCCCCAGGTCGTTCCGGCGCGAAGCTCGTATTCGACGCCTGTTCCTTCGACCGGCTCCCAGGAGGCCCGGACGTGATCGCCCTGCGGGATGACATCGAAGGCCGTCACATTGTCGGGTGGTGCTACAGCCGCCGCGATACTGCTGGCCGCAGGGCTCACCAGGCCGATTTCATCAATGGCCTTGATGTGAAAAAGCCGTTCCCCGGCATCAGCAAGAGCGACAAACAGCGTTGTGCCGCGATGGCGGGTGGTGACAAGGGTCCCGGCATCCCAGGATGCGCCCATCCGGATTTCGTAGCCGACAAGATCGAGCGCCGAGACCGGCTCCCATGATAGCTGGACACCGTCTGCTCGCCGTTCCGCGGCAAAGCCGCCGACATCTGCCGGTGGCGTGGTGCGTCCCACAACTTGGTGCGCCAGCACCTCCGTCCAGTCGGAGGCTATCCCGTTCCGAGCCACAAAGCGCAGGCGCAGGTCGTAGCTTTTGCCATCCTCGACCGGTTGAATGGCGACGGTCAGCGTATCGGCGGGCTGCGTCGGCACTGAGCCCCATGGACCGGTATTGCCCGTCTCCCGGTAGCGGATTTCTATCCCGTCTGGCGCATTGGTGGCATCGGAGCCAGGGGGGTAGAGGCGAACCAGAATGCGCGGCGCCGACCTGCCATCGGGCCCGCGCACCAGCACGGTCTCATCGGAAATGGTGGTCCAAATCACCGGTGGCGCTGGGCGCACCAGTTCAATCTGCGCCGGGCGTGTGATGTAGCTGTCGAATGCCGGGATTGGGCCGGTATCGGCTTGGTGAACGCCGGGTGCGGCTGGGATCAGGATCAGCTTGGCGGAGAGGTTCGGGCCCGGTTCGATCCCTTTGACCAGCATTGGCGCCGCCTCGCGCCCCGCTTCGCCGAACTGAAAGAGATCGCCGGGTTCAGGCGCCAATGTCTCGGGAAGGTGCGTGGCCAGCGTGACGCTCCGCGCATCACCCGGCGCCGTGTTAAGCGGTAGCACCTGGCTTGCCCCGTCCAAGCGCCGCACCCGCAGCGCATAATTCTTACCGGCCTCCATGGGCGCGGGTTCATCGAGCAGCAGACCCGTCACCAGCCCTTCGGCAAGGATCCGCGCCTTGATCCTCCCGCTCGCCAGACCGACCAGGATCACGTCATGGGCGAACATGACGAGGTCGCCATCGGTGGCGCGCAGCGCCTCGACATCCTGATAGACCTCATGGGTTTCCGGCCGAAGGCGACCCACGGCCAGATGATAGCGCCCCTCGCGCCAAGCCTGTTCGGCGCGCGTGCAGGCCATCATGTCGACGGTCTCAAAGCGCGCAGCATTCTCCGCGCTATAGCCATCGGCATAGACGATCCGCTCATCCTCCTGCCAATCCTTGTCCGGATTGATAAAGCGGACCTTCAGCGCATGCGGCAGGTCAATGAACTGCTTGCGGCCGACATAGTTGAAGGAATTGCGCGGCGTGATGTGCAGCACCGGCACGCTCTGCGGAATATCACGCACCACGGAGTGCTTGCCATCGCGAATGCCGTAGCGCGCACGCGCATGGGAGGCGATGTCGCGCAGCGCCTCGACGACGGAACCGCCCTCGACGATGCCATCAAAAGTCCATTTCGGCTGTCCATCCTGCGCTGGCATCTCACAGGCCTCCGCCCAGGCGCGGATTGCGGTCAGATCGATGCGCTCATCGCTGATAAGCCGCGTGTTGCCGCGCCGGCGCAGCACGTCGCAATAGGCCCAGGCAGGATTGCGGGTCAGTTGCCAGGACCAAGCCGACCCGTTCCACACCTCCAGGTAAGAACTCGCAAGGCAGCTGATCTGCTGCAGTTGGTTGTTGATCTGTTCATAGGCCTTGAGCCGCAGCGCCACCATGGCAAGGCCCGTCATGGTGACTGGCGCGTCGTTGGTGATGGTGCGCAGTGCCGAGAGCGTGACGGTGTCGATCAGCCTCGGGTTGGTGGCGTCCGCCGTGGTTCGGCGCAGACGGACTTCGTACTGCCCGGTGTCCGGCGTGTCGAAGCGCCCGCCGCGCCGAACCGGCGAGGACGAGGAATCGACAATCGTAATCTTGCCGGCGGTTTCAAAGCCTGCATCGCCTCCAGCTTTCCAGGGGATCGGCAACCAGGATACGGCGCCGACTTCGCGGTATTCCGCATCGAATTCCACCGTCGCGTTGGAACGCCCGCCCTGATCATTGAAAAAGGCGAGCCCCCGATCGAAGGAGAGGTCGAGATTGATCTCTCGCGCATCGGGCCTCGAGGTGATGGTGCGCCAGCCGCCCGAGGCTGTCAGCGCGATGGAGAGTGCATCCTCCTCGATACGCTGTGTGTAGAGGGTGATCGGCTGATCGCTCGGCCAGCCCTCACGAATCTCGGCCTCTGCGCCATCAAAGGCCGAGAGCGGCGTTGACCCGATCCGGATATCTTCGATCTTGAGGGGGCCATAACCCACGAGCAAGAGCAGGCGCATGTAGCGCTCATTGCCAATGGTCTCGGTGTAGGGCTTCGCGGCCAGGATCGGGAAAAGCCGCCGCGTGCCATAGACGCGCGGGATCGGGCCGTATGGGTTGAGGCGATTGGTCGTCCCCGTGATGGCGTAGGTCGGTGTCGAAAGCCCTGCATCATTGCCGCGCAGGGATAGGTTGGGCGTCGGCGCGATCGCATTGACCAGCAGCGAGCCCACCATGGTGATGGCGCCCGCAATGACGAGCTTGGTGAGCCCCATGGCGGTAAAGACACCAGCCGCATTGACGGCCGCAACGTTGACGCCAAAGAACGCCGCCGTGAGCGCTGGCGCTGCCCAGGCTGCAAAGGCGATGACCGCAATGGCGCCGATGATAGCGAGCGGGTTCTTGCCTCCACCGCCGCCGCCGCCCAGCGCGTTGACCCGCACAAAGAGCCGCGCATTGGGCTTGGGGCGAACTTGGGCCCACCAGTCGCGCGGCACCTCCTCGTCATCGACAAAGACCTGCAGGTAGGGCCAGTAGCGCTGCGGTAGGTCCGAGGCTTCAAGCATCTGCGCAAGGCTGAGGCCGACCGGCGCAAAACGCTCCTCCCGCTCGGTGGAAAAGGGGCGCGCGACAAGTGTCCATCGCAGCTGCGTATCGAACTGCGTGGCATCAAGCGGCATGGCGGTAGAGCCCAAGGAGGCGCTTTTCCCAGCGGGAGCCAGTCGTGAAGCGTTCGAGGATGCTGTCGCATTTCTTTTCGATGTGCAGCATGAAGCCGGGCGCCACGACGACGCCGACATGAATGGGGCGCCCCATCACGCGCAGCAGAACGCCGTCGCCGGGTTTCTCCTCCCCGATGGCGATCGGACGCCAGAGGCGGATCCGTTCATCCATCAGCGCGGCAAGCAGGCTGCTGTCCTCGCCGGGTCGGTAGGCAATGCCCTCATATTCCGGCACGGCGCCGCCGAAGCGCTCGTTGATGACGAGCCGCAGCAGCCCGTAGCAGTCGAGCCCGTCCCGATTGCGCCCACCCTCCTTGAAGGGCAGGCCGACATAGGCGGAGACCCAGTCGGGCAGGCTAGACGAGGCTGACTGTGCGATGGCGGTGAAGTCCTTCATCTGGGGTGGTGCCTCGCCGCGAAACGAGAGGGCTTTGACGCTCTCGAACATGTGGAGAGAGGAATATCTTGAGCTCTTGAATTAGAGCCAAAAAAGGCTCTATATCTGTATCTAAATTTCCGAGAGGCCACTATGGATACGATTTTCGCGGATCTCTCAGTCAGTATGTCTGAGTTCAAGCGGAACCCTGCCCAGGTGCTGCGTACTGCCGGCGAAAAGCCAGTGGCGGTGCTCAATCATAATCGACCGGCCTTCTACATGATCTCGCCAAAGCTCTTCGAGGCTCTGGTGGAAGAGTTGGCTGATCGTGAATTGGTTAACTTGGCTCGAAAGCGGTTGCTGGAGAAAGACAACGCTGTTGATGTTGATCTTGACCAACTTTGAGGCGCATTAAAATTTCGTGCGCAGCACTTAAAAAGCTCCTGGAAACCGCGCTGGAGTCATCTGCTCGCAAACCGGTTCTGATAAAATGTCTTCGTAGACAAGATCGCCCGAAATCTCGCCTGCATCCCAGGTCACGTTGCGCAGCCGCATACCGGCGTATTCAACCTCGATCACATCAGGCTGATCCGCTAGTACCACGCGAAGCGTCACGCTTGGCGGCTCGCTGATGCTACGCACTTCATCGACGATCAGCCGCTCTGTATTGTCGATACGAATGCGCGCGATCATCGGACGGTCCTGACTTTCAGGCGGCAGCTCTACCTCGAAAGGATAGCCAATGAAGGTCCAGCCCTGATGAATGACATCGATATTATCATTGGCGACGCGGATGGGCGTTGAGAGACCTGTCGCTGTGATTTCAAGCAGGACGAGCCAGACCTTGTCGGAGGCTTCGGCATGGGCTGCCGCTCTTGCCCCTGGCGATATCGTCCTCAGGACATCTGCTCCAGTTTGATCGCGATTGAGAATAGCGTTCCTGTGATAGCCGACACGCGGGGTGCTTCGACAAAACGGAATTCCGCTGACGTCCCTTCACGCGGGTGCATCCAGTCGAAGGGCAAGGCGCCACCGGCGGTCGTTTCTTCGAAGAAGGTTTTGAGTGTCGCGGCCTGTGCCGCGTTGACGCGGAAGGTCACCTCCATCTGGCGTGGCGCTGCCGTGAAGCGGCGTCGGGTCTTTGCGACCCCGGTTTCCATGGCTGTGCGCAGGACCGTGTCGGCAAAGCGCTCCTGGTACCCGCCTACGGTTGGACGTTGCGGGAGGCTCGAAGGCCAGACGATGCTTGACATGGTCAATCCAAGCTGCAGGACCGGCGTATGGGCAATGCGACATCACCTTCCATCCGGATGGCGCCGATTTTCTGCTGTTTCTGGGACGGCTTTTTTTGCAGCCCTGGAGCATTTGTCTACTCGGCAGGTGCCACAGTAAATTTGAAACCTAGCGCGCGAATAACACCAAGCAGAGTTGTCAGTCGTGGATCACCATCTTCGCTGAGCGCACGATAGAGTGCCTCTCGGGTAATGCCAGCATCCCGGGCCACCTCGGTCATACCGCGCGCACGGGCTATAACCCCAAGCGAGTTTGCAATATAGCCGGCGTCACCGGTCTCCATTGCGTCTGACAAGAGCTCGGCCTGCGCTTCGGGTGAGGTCAGGTAACGCGCCGCATCAAAGGGCAATGTCTTTGTCGCCACGTCTCAATCCTCCAATTCGGCAGCGAGGCGCTGGGCACGTTCAATATCACGCCGCTGACTGCCTTTGTCCCCGCCGCACAACAAAATGATCACTACCCGACCCCGCTGTAAGAAATAGACGCGATACCCTGGGCCGTAATCGATCCGTAATTCCGATAAGCCTTGGCCAACCGGCTTCACGTCGCCGAAGAGTCCAGATTGCAAACGCACCAACCGTTGCGCGATGCGCGCGGTGGCATGCTAATCAGAGAGCCCATCCAGCCATTCCGTAAAGATTTTGGTTTGACGGAGTTCGATCATCTGTAACTTATAGGTTACGAAATCCCTTGGTGTCAAGCCAATCTTTTTTCTCAAGCCCCTTTCAGCGGAGGCCTGCTGCGCGAAGATGACCGTCCTTGATCGGACCACACTGAAGCCAGCCATCTGACCAACCATCGATCACACCCGCTTGGTCATGCGCCGCGAGCCATAGGTCTCGCCCTGCGCCCGATCGAGACGACCGCTTCGGATTGCTTCATCGATTTTGTCTTCGATAAAGACCGCGATCTCGCGTTTGCCGTCGGCCCCGCGACGCTGCTCGGTGCGCGCAGGCGGCTGATCGCGACCTATGCGCATGTCGTAGACATTGACCTGCATATCATTCGCCGGCGCCGGCATCCGCATTCGATCGAGACGCTCAGCGTTCCACCGGTGACGCGGGTCGCTGCGTGTCAGAACTTCCTCGCCGCGCAGACCGACAAACGGTACCTCATCCGGCCGTAAACCCAACATGCCACCTGCATGGAAGCGCTCGGCCCCTGCAAAGGCATTGAGTGCCACCTGCCTGGTGTGAGATGGCGCTATACCGACCAGGCCGCCGGCATGCGCAGCGCCAAATAGCCCAGAGAACCAATTGCCGATGCCTTCAAAAAAGCCAGGCCCGGAGCTTGCGGCCGCTGTCCCAGCAGCGCTTGCGCCGGCCTGAGCTGCAGCTTGCGGCGCCACCACACCAAACAGGCTCGGGAAAGCCCCGACAATTTGTGTGGTGATGGGGAGGATGAATTTCTGCTCGATCAGCGTTGCCGCGATACGCGCGGCCATACGACGGAACAACCCAACTGCGCCTTCGGCCAGGTTAGCAAAAACACTTTTGCCAGCCCGCCCAGCATTGGCAAAGCCGTCTACAAGGAAGTTCGATATATCGCTTGATAGGCTCTTTGCTTGATCGCGGATGTCGTTGAAGTAGCGAGCCTGTTCGCGGAACGCGGCAGCCGCGTCCTGGGCCTGCAGCGCTTGTTCATCTATGCTACCGAGACGCTCACGCATGCTCTGCATGCGACGCTCGCGCTCGATGGCAAGCTCTGCCGCCCTACGTTCTGCAGGATCGCTGAGGCGGGCGGCTTGCGCCTCCCGTTCCGCAATGTCCAGGTCGTTGGTCGATGTGCGTCGCTCGCGGGCCAGCGCGCGTGCGCGTTCCGCCGCCGCCTGGGCTTCGATTGTGCGGGTCGTCGCTTCAATGGATGCGCGTAGGCGTTCTTCGGCAGCGCCCGTGGCAAGAGACAGGGCCGCGCGCGCATCACGTGTCGCAGCCAAGGACCGCTCGGCCACCTCTGCGCGCTGGACGGCTGCAGTACCCTGTGCCTCTGCTTCCGCGAGCCTGCGTGCGCTTTGCGCGGATAGTTCCGCCTGGAAGGCTGCACGAGCCTGCGCTTCCACCGTTTCTATCACGCGGGTCCGGAGGATTTCCTCCGTTCTCGCCGTCTCGTTGATCCCGTTGCGATAGCCCTCGACTGCCGCTTGCCGGGCCGCCTCGGCACGGATGACTGCCGATTGGCCTTGCCCATAGGCATCCGCCACGGCGAGCGTCGCGCGGCTCTGGATCTCCAGTTCGCGCGTCTGGTCCTGGTATTGTTGGCGCTGCTGGGCTGCCGCGTCAGCAACCATGCGGCGCTTGAGGGCTTCCGCCTCCAGCGCATTGAGGTTTCGCTCGCGCGCCGTGATCTCCGCCTGGATCTCCGCCTCCACAAGAGGGCGGCGGGCGGGCGCTGCGTTGTAGATCCGTTGGCGTCGTTCGAGATCGGCGATCTGGCGTGCGGTCTCTTCGCCGATCGCCGGGGGCTGTGGGGCATTAGCGGCAGAACCTGCAACCACGAGCGACTGGGCTTGCGCTTGAGCGCGGGCCTGCGCCTGTTCAGCAGCTTGCCGAAGCTGTTCATACTCCGCACGTGCGGCCTCGACCTGCTCCTGGACTTGAAGCCTGACGGCATTGGGCGACCCATAGCCAAAGCCTGGAATGACCACTTCTGCATTCGGGTCTCTATAGAGCCGGGTCTCGCGGTTGAAGCGGTCGAGCCGCTCGACCGCCATGTGCAGCGCATCCTCGGCCTCAGCGAGGGGATCGCGTACACGCGGCTGGGATGGGGCAAGCAGATTGGCTGCGCCGGAGATCGCGCCTTCGACGACCTGCAGCGTGATCCGGCCGATCGCGCCGCGCGCCAAATTGTCGACGAGGCGGTCCCAGGCACGACTGATATCGTTGATCGACTTCTCGGTGGGCGACAGCGACTGCTCGTTCAGCCCCCGGATGCGTTCCTGCAGCGCTGCAATCGCGATGCCATAAGCGCGTGACTTCTCGCCTTGCTCAGCGAGGAGACGGATATTCTCGCGTTGGGATGGGTTCAGGAAGCCATTCAGCGCCCGATCTAGCTTGATGATCGCGTCATAGCCGCCTGTGGCTAGTTCGCCGAGTTGGCGAGCCGCGTCACTGGTGCCGGTCCCCATCGCGGCCGCCAGATCGGGCGCCATGCTCGCCAGACGCGGGATCTCCGCGCCCGGAAGGTTCGGCGTGCGAATAAGGGTCGAGATCGCTGAGCGCGCCTCGTCACGCGCGACGCCGACATCGCGCAGTTTCTCGACGAGTTCGTTGAGCTGCCCAGCAGTTGTCTGGCCTTGGCGCCCCATGGCGGCAAGCGCGACGTTGAAGGTGCGGCTTTCTGCGGCAAGATCGGTCGCGCGCGACAGAATGATCGCGAGCGGAATGCCGACCGCCGCCAAGGCAGCCGCGGCGCCAAGCGCCACCGGCGGGATCGCCCGGAACGTCGCCCCGATCCCGCCAAAGATCTGGGTGATCTGCGGACCCTGTTGTAGGGCCACGGTCAACGGGCTCATGCCCGTCGTCAGCGTCGTGAAGATATCGTTCAGCTGCGGCTGCAGCTGAGCCAACTGCCGTGCTGTGATGCGGGCCTGCTGGCCCTGTGTCTCGACAGCCTGGCCAAAGCTGCGCGCCTGCGTGCCGGCAGCGGTGAATTTGCGCCCGATGCCCTCGACGACGCTCGCATACTCGCCCTGCGTCAGCAGCCCTTTGCTGAGCAGGGCGCTTGCGCGGCCCTGTTCCTGGGCTGCCTGATAGCCTTCGGCGTATTGACGCTTCAGGCGCTCGGCGGAACGGGCGAGCTTTTCCTGCTCCCGGTCAGCCTTTTGCGCAGAGGCGCCGGTCCGCTCCAGAGCATTGCCGGCATCACGCGCCGCCGTCTCGATGGTCTTGAGCGCCTGCTGGCCGGTACGACCCGCTTCGACCAACTCGGCCTTGAAGCGTCCGCCATCGACCTGCAGTCGGACCGAGATGTTACGGTTCGCCATCCTCGCTCTTGTCGCTTCGCTTTGTGAGGCCGCGCATAAGGCCGGCTTCGGCCGCGGGCAGGAGTTCGGCGAGCGCTGGTCGGCTTACGCCGAGCGCATCACCCATGAGAAATACGGCCCCGAAATCGAGCCCAACCGGGCCCGCAGGCCCCATACGAAGTTGCCCTGTGCAACGTTCCAGAAGGTCCCAGACTTCCCAGCCCTCAGCGGTGGCTGGTTGATCGCGTTCATAGGGACATTCAGGGCAGCGCCCGGGACAGGCTGCGCAATAGGCGGGCCCGCCGCCGAAATGCCATTCGGCGCGGGCGCTCATGCGTTTTTTTCGGCTTCGATCTCCGCGATCGGGCGTGCATAGATCCGCTCGAAAGCGGCGGCCGCTTGCCAGATCTCCATCAAAGCTTCGACGGCCTCAGGGGTGACCGGCGCCGGGGCGCCCTTATCGTCGGCGATCCCCTCCCAATCGATGATTGAGAGTCGGGCGAGCGCTTTGATGAAGGCGACGCCGCGCAGAGCGTCGATGACTTCGCTGGCCGTCTCGCCCTCGGTATCGACCCGCACCATGGCGGATTGGGCGGCAAAGAACAGCGCCGTCCCGAATGGACGGACCTTGAGCCGCACACCAGGCAGCAGATCGAGCCAATAGGGCTCGGCTTTGAGACCAAGGCGGATCATGGCGTGGCTCCATAGGCGGCGACATCATTCTTGAGGATGGTAGTCAGCATGCGTCCAAGCGTTGGATCCTTGGCGCCGCGAAACTCGAAGGTGACTTGGATGCCGGACGGGCCTTCGATCGGCACGGAGGGGCGCGACAGCACCGCCTCGTGCACGGTAAAAATCAGGCTCGTATTGGCATCGCGCACATAACCGAAATCGAGCTCCATAGGCGTGCCTGCCGTCGCAGCATCGATCAGCGTCGTTCCGTCAACGCGGACCACGATATTGCCCGTGCAGGCGGCGACAGTCGGCTCTGCGCTGTCGATCAGCCCGTCAGGGCGGATCGTCTCAATGCGATCGAGGCCATTGCGATAGACGATCTCTGCTGAGACAACGCGCCCCATGGCTGTGCCGTTGCGTCGGATCGTTCCCTGGAAGGAGCCGAAGCGCAGGGCGTTGTAGCTTACCGGCGTCAGGTCGCGATCGACATTGTCCGTGCTCTCTCCCTGCGCGATGAGGGAGAGGGTGGCGCTGGTTAGGCCGTCGCGGCGGAGCGGCAGCGTGAAGCTATCAACGCGGGCGCCAAAGTGAGTGCGCCGCAGCGGGACATCCGGGTTGATCGCCTGAAGCGACAGGCTTGGGATGGTGGCGCCGCCGGACTGGAAGCTATGCGTGAAATTCGTCGTGCCCGTCGTGGTCGGCTCCCCCAGCAGCGCCTTGAGCCAAAAGCCGATCTGCCGCGCATCGCAAGGCACGGCGACTTCACCGTCGCAGGTAAGAGCGCCAAGCACCGCAGGCGCGGGATCGCGTCCCTCGCCAAGCAGATCATTTTCGAGCAGGGGTTGGCGCGCGGATAGCCCGTATCGTGAGAAGCCAAGCCGGTGATAGCCATCGGACGGTGGTGAGCCGTAGGTCGTCTCATAGGCTGCCATAAGGCGCGCATTTGCACCGAAACCAAGCGCCATGCCGGGTCTCCTCTCTCAGTTTCTAAAGTTGGGAAGCTGCGTCTGGAGGTAGACGCGTCAGGTCAGCGGATTGCTCGTCTCGTAGACGAGGCGGATGGGGACGATGGCGGCCTTGACGTTGGGTCCGCCTTCCGGCGCGGCGCCGTCAAAATCCGGCGCACCGATCTCCATCTGATCGATTTCTCTACCCAAGGCGGGATCAACGCCGAGGACGGTAGCGATGGAAGTGAGCAACGTATCGAGATGCGTGTCGGGATCGCCGGATGCCGAGAACACCTCGACGCGCGCCGTATGGGTCCAGATGTAGCTCAGCGGTGAGAGCAGAACCTCTGGCTCGCCGATCTCGCCGTCGCGCAGAATGATCAGGCCCTCTGGCGGGATCCTCTCCGGTCGCAGACGGTTCCGCTCGACTTTTCCCAACGGCACGGTTTGCAGCTGAGCTAATAGAGCCTGCAAGACTTCCTCGCGCTTACTGGCCATTTACTTACTTTCAGGTGTTATGCTTGACGTACCGCCCGTTATGCGTTACATAACGGTTGTGATCAAAAGCTTCGGATGCAAACGCACGGCGCTCGTTTTCACCGGTCAGGTCCCGAAAGGTTTTCCGTCGGACATCCTGACCGTGGCACGCCGAAAGTTGAGAATGCTAGACTCGGCGATCCGGCTCGATGATCTGCGAGTGCCGCCAAGCAATCACTTGGAGGCACTCAAAGGGGATCGGATTGGACAGCACAGCATCCGTATTAACGATCAATGGCGGCTCTGCTTCGTATGGCAGGATGGAGCCGCGCACGGTGTTGAGATCGTCGACTATCATTGAGGAGACGAAGCATGGGTAAGAAGAGCAAATTGATCAGCCGCGACGATCTCGACGCGGGCAAAGTGAACCTGTCGGACGAGTCGACCGGACAGAACCTGCCACTCGTAACGCCCGGGGAGGTCCTGCGCGAAGAATTCATGACGCCGATGGCCATTTCTGCGCGCGCACTGGCGCGCGATATCGATGTGCCTGCCAACCGCATTACCGAGATACTGCATGGCGAACGGGCGATCACCGCCGACACGGCGCTGCGCTTGTCCCGTCGTTTCGGCGTCTCTGCTGAATTCTGGATGAACCTGCAGACCGCGCATGACCTTGAGAAAGCTCGACGGCACTGGCCAACAGCGGCCGAGTAATTCGATCACGGCCAATGCCCCAGACCTGAGGTTAAGCGCTGCGATAGACCAATCAAAACCGAATTGCTCGCTTCTGTTAATAAATATAGACCGCTAGTCGCTAGTTTTGTCCCGCGCCTCCCATTCCCGCACGACCTGATCAGGCAGCCGGTTTACCCAGCTTTCCGCTGGCCCACGCCAGTCCAGCAGGCGTGGCATTTGAACCTGGCGCACCAGTATGAACATCGGAACCCACTCGACGGTGCGTCCCGCCTTGACGCGGCGACCGGTTGCCGGCCGCAGCGTTCGGCCGTTCGTGGCGCGAACGACTGGCAGCACAAGCAACAGCACACCGGGGCGGTTCGTCCGGACGACTTCGAGGTCTCGACCAAAACCGCCGAACTTCGTCCCACTTTGCATGTCGTTCGGGGTCATTCGGCGCCCGCCGCCCTTCATGGGCACGTTTTCGGTCGGAATGGCGAGATAACGTCCGCCGCTACGCCGGATCAGCGTGCCTTCCTCGAAGGCTGCGATGATATCGGCCGCGCCACCGCGTCCGCCCTTACCGGGCCGGGCAAAGACCCACGCCGCCGTACTGAGGCTCTCACCACGCTGGGGATAGACATTGCAGCGCACGGCATTGGCGAGGCGTCGTCCAAGGCCTGCGCCGACGACTTGCGCCCTCAGCTCGGTCTTTAAGCTCTCGCCCGCCTTACGCACTGCCGCCGTGACAGCCGCCTCCGCGACACGAGATTCACCCGCGAGGATCTTGTTCAGATCCCCCTCGATCTGGAGGTCAAGCCTCATGGCGCTACGACGTCGAGCCGCAGGATGCGACCATCCATCATGGAGATTGGCGTCGCCTGTACGCGATAGATCACGCCCGACACTTCGAGCGTGTCGCCCTCCGCAATCCCTGACGCTTCTTCCGCGCGGATGTCGAAGAGCGTTGCGTCCTGGACGAGCTTGGCACCGCTGATCTCGAATACCGGTTGCGGTTGCACGCGCTGGAGCCGAACAGGATGTCCCGCTCCCTGACTCCCACTACGCCAGATCCCGGACTGGGCAAGGTTTTCGTCAGCAAAGAGGCTCCCGAGTGCGGTGTCGAAAACCGTCATTGCCGACGCTCCTGCAGACGCCCATCGATCCGCCGCAGCAACTCAAGTTGCGCGTTTGCACGTTCTTCAATGCGCGCCAGTCGCTCCACGATCGCTGAGATCGCACGCTGGTCCTCATCGAGACGCTGCTCGACGCGCGCCAGTCGCTGCTCCTTTACGGTGAGGCGGGATTCGACCGACGAAAACCACCAGACGAATCCACCAAACTGCACAAGAAGCGTGGTGATCAGCGCAAGCGGAATACGGCGGTCGATGGTCCAATGCACCTCCGGACGATCACCTTCTTCAGGGGGTGCCATGAACGTAGGCTGTCGCGCTCACTCAGTAGCTACCGTTTAACCGCAAGCGGCCAATGGTCTCGCTTGCCGCATTGCCGACAGCCTCGACCGCTACGCCTATAGCAGTATTGCCGGTGGCCGTTTTAGTGGCCTCTTTGGCCGTATTATCCCAATAAACTTTATCACCAACGGCCCATGCCTGCGATGCTGCTTTCTTCAGATCAAAGACGCCTACTAGAGCGGCCTCGACAGCCTCGCCAATTGCGCTGTTTGCGCTGGCCACACCGAAAATGGCGCCAACAAGCAGGCCATCGCCCGATGATACGGCATAAGGCGCTGGGAGCGTAATCGTCTTACCCGGCTGTATATAGTTCTTCATCGAAAATTCCTTTTCAAAAGAGAAAGGGCGGCCTCAAGCCGCCCAATTCAGTGAAATCATTTGGTATTTTGGGTTTTACGCACCGGGATTTTTGTAAAGGCCGCGCCAGTCTATTGCCTTAGCCCCAAAATCAAGGCGGCATTTGATTTCAACGCCATCGACATCAAACCCATTGCGCGTTTCGATGTAGGCGCCCTGCTGTCCCTCTAGATAAGCGTATTCGAGGGTATCAATCTGGGCAGGGCTGGCGGTCAAAAACCAGCCGGTTTGGCTGACGGTATCCAGGCGTGGCTCTGCAATTACGGCGAGGCTACGAATGGATTGGGGTACTACGTCCGCCGTTTTTGTCGGTGTGAGATTTTGCGCAAGTAACTGCTCGGCGGCTAATTCAAGGGATACCGGCACCAAGAGATAAGTCGGGCGAATATTCAGAACCGTCTTCTTGTCGATCCCGGTCTGCTTTGCCATGGAAGCGCGCGCCTCTCCAATACTGGCGGTAGAAAGCGCAGAACCACTTGAGGCTAGATTTTTGTGCGTGGCATGAAAGAGAGCAACTCCATCGCCCATGGCTGCATTGGCGGTCAAAATCGCCCAAACAACATCACTTTCAAGTGTGGCGATGGCAGTACCATACATGGCTGGAAGCCTCGTGAAGGCGTCAAGATCATCGTTGATGATTGTCTGCCGGGTGATGCCAACAACGCGGCCATAAGTCTCAACGCGGTAACGTTCGCGTGCTTCCCCAATGGTTCCACGTTTGAACTCGCCCGCCTCATTCACCTTTTGCAGCTGGGGTGCTTCTCCAAGCTGAACCCGGGTGATATCCCGGAAATCTGAGGCCTGAACCTGCCGACAGAAGGGCTTGAATGTCTGCGGATAAGCTTCATAGGCTTGACGAAGCGTCTTGTTCGTCACTGCTGCGAGAATTTCCGGAAAATCAGAAGTTGAATGTAGGGCCCGGGTTGCGATCTCATCACGAGACATGCCGCGTACATTGACCCCTGCCGAGGCAAGAAATTCACGCGATAATTCGAGCAAGGTCATACCGCGATAGTCACGCGCAGGATCATTCAGCGGGAATAGGGTGGGGCTATATCGATGGAGCAGCGCGCTCGTTACCGCCTCGCGGCGGGTCTGGCGTTCATCCAGCCCTCCAAGTGGGGTTGAGATTTGCGCAAATGTACGTTTTTGCTCGGCTTCATCAGCGACCCTATCGAGAATTATACGCCGGGCCTCATCGAGCACGACGCCTCTTGTGATCAAATCTTCGGCGATGCCGCGTTCAAGGCCAAGGCGACCTGAAATATCGTAGATAGTGGCGACCCTTTCGCGCTCGGCTGTCTGCGCCTGTGCAATGAGGGTTTGGGTGTCGGGCGCAGCGTCCATTGCGCGTACGATGGGCTCAGGCGCAGGATGCTCGGTCGTCGTGATGGTTGGGGTCTCGTCCATGGAAATCCTCTCTGTGGTGGAGGCGTCGTCCCGGTCCACGACGCAAGGGCTAAGCGGATCAACCGAACGGAAGCCGGCCGCCGGATCGGCCCCCACCGGGACCGCGGAAATTTCAAAGGGTGTCCAATCAATCGCCCGCCAGATTTCTGGGGCATTGGGAGGGCGCGTCACATCAAAGCGATGGACCTGGTATCCGATTGATACAGCGCGCAGATGCCCTGCCCGGACGTCCGCCCAGATGGGTTCAACGTCGTCACGCTCGCTGAAACGAACACGCGCGATGCCACGCCCCTGATCGATCCTGGCGGTACCGGGCACGACCGAACCAATAACTGCGTCTAGCGTACGGGTGTCATGTACCTTGAGCAGCGGACCGCCAGCATTTAGCCGATCGAGCCTTACGTTCGTGGGCTCCATGCTAAGTTCTTCATCGAAGGGCTCGCCAAAGAGCGGCTGCCTTCTGACCCTTGCGCCTGTCGACCAGACAACTTCGATCGAGCGGTCCTGCTCATCGATGGTGGCGGGCAACAGGTCTGCTGCCCGGCGTAAAGCCGGCAGTTCAATGGTTCCGTGCATCTGGGAATTTGCCTCTTGTAGAATCCTAAGGATTAGGCCATGTTACATGTAACAAGGAGAGGCCCATGGCATCCTCAACTAAGCGTTCAAAGGGCAGTGGACCCGTTCGAGAGCGTGTCGGGGCGCACCGCGACCGGCTACGTGCCCAGGGACTACGGCCGATCCAAATCTGGATCCCGGATACTCGTGCGCCTGGCTTTGCGGATGAGGTGCGCCGGCAATGCCTTCTGGCCAATGCGAGCCCGCACGCAGAGAGTGATCAGGCCTTCATCGACTCAATTTCCTGGTTCAACGCCGATGAAGCGCGGTGAAATCTGGACCGTCTCTGGCGGTCCTGATTACGCCGGCAAACCTCGCCCTGTGGTTATAGTCCAGAGCGAAGCGTTCGAAATTCTAGACTCGGTTACGATCTGTCCCTTCACCACGGATCCCACCGAGTTGCCGCTATTTCGTCTCGACGTGGTCCCGGCCGGCGCAAATGGCTTGCGCGCTGCCTCGCGGATTATGATCGACAAGGTAAGCACTATCCCCAAGACAAAGCTTGGAGGCCGGATCGGACAACTCGCCGCCGCCGATGTCGTGCGCGTCAATCGCGCATTGATCGTTTTTCTTGGTCTTGCCGACTGACCGTTACTATTCTTGGAACGCCGCGGGCGATTGCATAACGCCGGTCTTAGTGACGCGGCGTGGATCGCTGTCCAGAATGAGCTCAAGGCTATCGATCTTGGCGTTCATGGAGGCGATCTCAGCTAGTACTGCGTCAGGGTTGTGGCCTTGCCGTGCGATCGCTTGAGCCAGCGTCATTGTGCCAGACCGCATGGCGAGTAGGTCCGCCATGGCGTCTTTCAGCGGATCGACCGCTTCGAAGCGCGGTGGTGACCATTCGACCGGGATACGGGGTTGCGCCAGCTTACCTGCCGCCCAGGCTTGCTCGGTGAACCAGTTCCATGTGGGTTGGCAGAGCATTGGGATGATGATCTGCCATTGCACCGCATCGATCAGGCGGCGGAACTCGACGAGCCCAGCCCGAATGGATGAATAATTGACCTGGCTTAGGTCGCCAGTGAGCAACTCGTAGGGCATGCGGAACCCGGCGGCCACGACATGCAGCTGCGCCCGTAGCCATTCCGAGACACCGGCTGTGGTTGCGGGCTGGTTGAAGCGGATATCCTTCCCACCACGGGCATAGGCGATGAGGCCAGGCTCAAATTGCTCGACCCTGTTGCCATCGGCATCGACGACCGATGGCGCGATGCCCTGTTCGCCTTCATCGGCGCCAAGCACAATGCCGACCACGCAGGCTTCGGTCTTTTTGCGAACGAGCTCCGCCTGCGTCCAATCATCAAGATCACGCAGAACCCGCATGACTGGCGTACCCCATGGTACGCCCCGAGCTTGGGTTCGCTGCTTCTCGTAGAGATGGGCGATGTCGCTCGCCGGGATCGCCAGGCTGTCGAGCCGGCGCCTTGTGGTGACAACCGTATCGCCCGGATGCTGCGCATAGAGCCAATAGGCTCGCCGTTGGCCGAGGCCGTTGAACTCGACCCCTTGTACGATCCGCCCGCCATCAAGGAGATCGCCGTTGCGGCTGGCGTCCAGCATATCAGCTTCGAGCAGTTGCAACTGCAGGGGTACGTCGAGCCCATCACTTGCCCGGCGCGGTCTGCGCCGGATTAGCACTTCGCCCGCTTCGACCATCTGTCGGCAGGCAAGCGTCTGGATCCCCAGGAAGTCGAGTTGCCCGTCAGCATCGCAGCGCGCCGACCAAGCCTCCCATAGGGCCGTAGCCTGCGCGTCGAGCTTGTCATTGCCGCTCGCAGCACGGGCGATGATGCCCGAGCCGATGATGTTGTTCACCAGAACCGACACCGCTTTCGCGGCGTGCGGGTTGTTCCGTACCAGGTCGCGCATGCGATCCCGGAGCAGGGCACCTGCGGTCCCGATCTCGCTATCGGCGGATGTACCAGCGCTACGCCAACCGTCAGTCCGTCGCCCCTTGGCCGCGCCATCATAGCCGCGGGTCAGGGCGTCAAGGCTGTCGCGGGCCTGGAGCCGTCTGAGCGCCGTGCGTGGCGCAACCGAGCCGATGGCGCGATCAAGCCACGTCACGCGGCCCATCAGCGATCCCCGCGCGCGAAACCGGCAAGGCCGGCTACGGGAGCGCGATCGACCGCATCCCCGGCCAATTCGCGCTCGATCGTGCGGATCCGCGACAGCAGATCGGCGGCAGATCCGTATTCGACGGTCTTGCCCTCGTAGCTGACCCGCAGGGTGCCAGAGGCATATGCGCGCCGCAGGGCATTGAGTTCAGTTGTCGTCCAGCTCATCGCAGCCATCCTTTGTCGACGCCAGAGAGCCAATCAGACCGGCGCTTGCCACCCAGGGAGGGCGCGCGCGCCAGCACACCGGCTGCGATCGATGTATCGGGTTTCATATCCAGTATTTGTTCGGGCATGGGCCCGACCTGATCCTCCAGGTCGCGCCATTTCTCATCCGCCCAGCGATCGGCGCCCGCGATCCAGGCCGCCGCGCGGGCATAGACCCGGCAGTCGAGCACCTCGTTGCGCTCCCTGATTTTTTGCCATTCAAGCTTCTGGAAGCCTCGGCGTGTCTTCACGCTGATTAACTGCTCAGCCACGAGCTGCTTGACCCACTCGGCCTCTAGCCCGCGCGGTAAGTGCACGTATCCTGCAGGGTATTGAGCACCCTCCAGAACTTCTTCATCAGTCGGCCGCACAAGGCGCAGATAGCGATAGGTCTCGCTCTTGAAGGTGGCGACCGCAACGGTCCAGAGCCGTGCCCCGCGTCGTAGTTTCCGACCCGCCTCGGTCACATCGACGAAGCTCGGGCCGAGGACGGGAGCGGTACGATTGAACCCTTCCACGCCTTTGAGCGTCGCCACCTGTCCGTGTCCCATGGCCCGCGCCCAGGAATAGACCGCAGCCGACTCGTAACCCGTATCGATCCCAAGCTTGGCAAGGCCGAGCCTCGCGCCATGCGCGTGCGGCCAGGTTCGGTCCAAAAGTTTCGCCATTTCCGACCAGCATTCAGGATTATCAGGCCCACCATCGATGATGATGTGATCGACGAGCCAGCTCGTGAGCTCGCGTCCCCAAGCCCATACTGAAACTTCGATCCTGTCCTTCTGCACGTCGGCGCCAGCCGTGAGAAATAAACCACTCGCTGGGACGGTGCCGATCTGCCAATCCCCGCGCCGCTCATAGAGGCGCTGCCAGTCGGGCGCGTCTCCAGTCTCGATCCAGGTCTCGCCCAGAACGCCATTCTTGAAGCTGCGTCGGGCTTCGTCGTTTGCCTGGGCTGCCTCCCACATCCGGGCCAGCATCTCCCAACTCATCCATCCAACGGGTGAGTAAAGGGCCGATAAGTGAAAGCCAATTGTTCCTGGATCTGACGCTTGGGCCGTTGCGCGCCATTCTCCAGCGGCCAGCATAGCGATTTTGTGGTGCTCGACGATCGACCCATCGCAGGCTTCACATTCATAATGTACGGTCTCGGGCTTAGCCTTGTCCCAGCGCAGGCGCTCAAAGCGTAGCCATTGGCGATGCTGGCAATGCGGGCAGGGCACAAAAAAGCGCTGCTGGTCGGACGCCTCAAATTCACGATCGATCCGCGATACACCCTGGATGGTCGGCGTCGAAGCGAGAAATATTTTTGATCGCCACGAGAAGGTCCTGGTGCGCGCCTCAGCAAGCGCCACAGGATCACCTTCCTCATCGGCTGAGGGCGGATAGGCGTCTACCTCGTCAAGAAATAAATAGCGTGCCGGCATGGACCTGAGGCCAACGGCACTATTCGCACCGGTAATAACGAGCAGGCCCGCCGGAAACTCTTTAGAAAGAACGGTATTGCCGGCGTCGCGGGCACGTGCTGGTTTGACGCGTTCACGTAATGCCGGACTCTCGGCGATTAATGGCTCAATGCGCTGGCGCGAGAAGCGTTTGGCTAGCTCTACGGTTGGTTGTACCGAAAGCATAGGGCCGGGCGCGTGGTGGATAACGTAGCCGATCCAGTTATTGCCAGCCTCAGTTGCGCCAACCTGTGCTGCCTTCATAAAGACGATACGCCGGGCCGGATGTGACGGCGACAGCGCATCCATGATTGCGCGCATGTAGGGCGTCCGGTCAGTCCTGTAGCGCCCAGGCTCTGCCGAGGCGCGGGGACTTAGAAAGCGATGGCGATCGGCCCACTCGGAAACGGTAAGCAGCGGGTCGGGCGTGAGCCCGTCACGCCAGGACTGCCAGAGCTGCTCAGCGCCATCAAACCCCACACCCTCAGGCGAGTTCTGGTCGTATCTCGGTGAGCTCGCTGAGGTGGGCGCGGACATGCGTCTCCAGAATTTTTTGCATGGGATGGGGATCGACACCAAGCTCGGCTGCCATCAGCGCTGCAATACGAGCTGGCCAAGTGACCCATGTGTCACGTTCTTCGCGTGCAAGCCGGAAAACCAATGCCGTCGCACGCGAGCGTTCGATTAATTCGCCCTTCATGCGCTGTAGGCGTAGGCGCGCTAGATGTGCCTTTGCAATTTCATGAGCCGTACGGGCCTGAACGAAGGTAACATTGCCACTTGTTGGCAAGCCTTGTTCTTTCAAAGTCTCCCGCACAGAGCCAACAGCTGCCTCAGCGACTGGCTTTAGCCTCCTTGCGCCTTGCTTTGCGCGGCTGGGATCGGTGCTTCGCTCCCAAGCGCTATCTGCCTTGGCCAAGTCTATCGTCCCATCCGCCTCTACTGGTACGCGGCCAGCTTTAACGGCTCGAAGCACAGCGACATGGCTAACGCCGCGATGCCTAGCATAGGCGCGGATTGATAATCCCATGATTAAAAGAGCCAAAAGAAAGAAATATTATTACACATCATTCGAGTTGGCTTCTGAGAAAAAGGAAGCATTCATCCGGGTACCAACAAGGAGATCCCGATGAGAATATCCCATCATAAGGAAAGCGCCCATGAGGCTTTCATGAAATGCAAGATCGAGATCGACGCCATGTTGTCTCGTCTCAAAGGGGCCAGTGACGAGCATTTTGGTTACTCTCCCGATGAGATACATTGGGGCCATGTCGGGACGCTCGGGTATTACGCAGAACTGCTCAAGCGCATTACCGACAGTGCCTTCCAGGAAGGCGAATACGCCGAATAATCAACTTCCCAGTGCATATGGCCCCGCGACTGTATGGGTCGGCGGGGATTCGAGGCGTGGCAACACCACGACGGTCGTGGCTCTTGCCCAGCTCGAAGGGAAACCAACATGCATCTCACTGATACCCAACGTATCATTTTGAACGTGGCATGCCAGCGTGCAGACCGTATGGTCCTGCCACTGCCGAAGACACTAAAGGGCGGCGCGGTCGCCAAGGTGATCGACAGCCTCTTGGCCAAAGGCCTGATCGCCGAAGTTCCTGCAGACCAAGGTGCGCTACCTCCATCAGTTGATGAAATGCTCTGGCGTGAAACTGAAAATGGTGAGCGCCTTACCTTGGTGACGACCCTCCTAGCCTTCGAGGTGTTAGCTATTGAGCCTGAGGGCAATCAGGCAATCGTAGAGCACAGTGGGGTGTCGATAGATGACAGCGCCATGATCGGTTCTGCCCCAGCCGATCAGTCTATTGTCGCAGGAAAAATTGAAACCCAATCAGGCGATGCAGAGGTAGATCTGGAAAAATCAGGGCGTGGCAAGCGAGCGGCCAGCAAAAAAACCGATCTTGTCAGACTGCTTCAGCGTAATGAGGGTGCCACCATCAGCGAGATAAGCGCAGTTCTTGCCTGGCAACAGCACACTGTGCGAGGCGCTATCGCCGGTATCATCAAGAAGAAGCTCGGCCTGAAAGTGGTCTCCAAAAAAATGGATGCTCGCGGCCGGGTTTACCGTATTACGGCTTGACGCTGTTGAAGGGCTGGCCGGTAGTAGCATGTAGGGCGCTGCCGCCGGTGGCCTCTTGCCAACGTTGCACGATGACGTCCACGTATTTTGGGTCGAGCTCAACGAGCCGCGCGCGGCGTTCAGTCCGTTCGGCTGCTATCATGGTTGTGCCCGAGCCGCCAAAAAGATCAAGGACGATATCCCGGCTCTTTGAGGAGTTGCGTATGGCGCGTTCGACCAGTGCTATCGGCTTCATTGTCGGATGAAGGTCATTTTTGGCTGGCTTATCGAAGAACCAGACGTCACCCTGATCGCGGGCGCCACACCAGTAATGATCGGCGCCATCCTTCCAGCCATAAAGGATGGGCTCGTATTGACGCTGATAATCAGCGCGGCCGAGCGTAAAAGTATTCTTTGCCCAGATGACGAAAGTCGACCATTTGCCACCGGCTGCCCGAAAGGCCTTCTGCAGCGCGTCCAACTCTGAGGAAGACATGCAGACGTAGACCGCCCCCTTGGTGACGGTCAGCAGGTTGACGCAGGCGTCGTAGAGAAAGGTCCCGAAATCATCGCCTAATGCGTCATTCAGGATTGGCCGGTCTTTACCTCGTAGCTTGTCTTTGGCCGAATTCGCGTAGTTCACGTTATAGGGTGGATCCGTAAAAGCCATATCCGCCAGCTCGCCCGCTAGCAGCTTTTCGACATCGCTCAGCACCGTAGCATCTCCGCACAGCACACGGTGCTGACCACAGATCCAAATATCGCCTAGGCGGCTGATGGGTTCTGTTGGCGGCTCGGGCGCCTCATCGGCGCTTTGGACTTCCTCAAGGGGTGTCGCCAGGAAACGATCTAGATCGGCATCATTAAAACCAAGTAACTCAAGGTCGAATGCCTCCTCCTTGAGGGAGGCCAGCTCGGCTGACAGCATCTCCTCATTCCATCCCGCATTCAGCGCAATCTGGTTATCGGCGATCATGAGGGCGCGACGCTGGGTTGGTGTCAGATGCGCAAGCACGATCACTGGCGCCTCATGTAGGCCAAGCTTACGCGCAGCCAGGACGCGGCCGTGTCCGGCGACCAGGACGCCATCATCACCGACAAGAACTGGGTTCACAAACCCAAACTCGGCGATTGAGCCGGCAATCTGTGCGATCTGGGTCTCTGAATGGGTCCTGGCGTTACGGGCATGGGGAATCAGCCTGTCGAGTGGCCAGCGCTCGACCTGGGCGGCGAATTCTGAGGGCATGGATCTTTCGTGGTCATCGGAGCTTAGGCCAAGGTCGTGGTAACCGAGGCCTAGCTAGGGGGAGGGGGTTACCAGCACGCAACAGGCAGAAAGACCCCCCAACTCTAGGGACTTAGTGCCTCGAGCCGGCGCTCAGGCCCGGTAACCGGTAACCTTGGTTTTAAGCCTGCCGGTAGCGAAATCTCGCGCCTTGCCCTCCCGCATTACTAGGGGGCAGGAAGGACCCGCGATATCAGATACTTAGTTTATTTGGGTGTAAACGGGTGTCGAATTGGGTTGCCTAAACGGGTGTATTTGGGTGTATATTTGGGTATGACGGACGCTGCGCTTAACACTAAGACCATCCTGATCACCCCGGAAATTCTCGGTCTGGTTGCCGAGATCGACGAGTTCAAGGGCGCATGGCGTGCTTTGGGCACCTTGGCGCCAGAGCGGCTTTCTGCGCTCCGCCGTGTCGCGACCATCGAAAGCATCGGCTCCTCTACCCGTATTGAAGGAAGCAAGCTCTCGGACCGGGAGGTTGAGCGCCTGCTCGCCAGTCTGGAGATCAAATCCTTCGCCACACGCGACGAGCAGGAAGTGGCCGGCTACGCCGAGGTGATGGAACTCGTCTTCCGCGCTTGGGAAGACATCGCGGTCACCGAAAATCACATAAAGCAGTTGCACCGTGATCTCCTTGTCCATAGCGAGAAGGACACATGGCATAGGGGCAGCTATAAGACTTCCTCCAACAGTGTCGCCGCCTTCGACGAAGATGGCAGGCAGATCGGCATCGTGTTCGAGACCGCGACGCCATTCGATACGCCTCGCCTCATGGCCGAGCTTGTCGGTTGGATAACATCGGAGCGCGAGCAGCGACACCTGCATCCGCTTCTTGTGATTGCGGTGTTCACCGTGGTCTTCCTCGAAATTCACCCCTTCCAGGACGGAAACGGGCGGCTCAGCCGAATACTGACGACCCTGCTGCTGCTGCAGGCGGGCTACGCCTATGTACCCTACAGCTCGCTGGAAAGCGTCATCGAGCAGAGCAAGGAGGGCTATTACCTTGCGCTTCGGCAAACGCAAGGATCAATACGCAGCGACGCACCGAACTGGCAGCCTTGGATCATTTTCTTCCTGCGCGCGCTGCAGCAACAGATGAGGCGCCTCGCGAAAAAGATAGAGCGCGAGAAGATTGTGCTTTCGAGCTTGCCGGACCTAGCGTTACAGATTCTCGATCACGCTCGCGATCATGGCCGCGTGAGCATGGGTGAGGTTATTCAACTGACCGGCGTCAGCCGGAATACGCTGAAGCAGCAGTTTCGCCAGCTTGTCGATAAGGGACACTTGGCCAAGCATGGAGGGGGGCGAACGACATGGTACACGCTACCATGATGCGTTGCGGCATACGCTACTTCCTGCTGGCAAACTGGCCCGTAAAATACGGATAGATGAAAGCGACGCACGTCCCGCGAGCATATCCATTTGATGGCCTAAAACGCGCCGATTTGTCCAACACTAAAATGTACCGCACAATCGTCATCACATTATCAAAAATTCCTTGACAAAAGCCTCGATCGTTCCAGCAGAAAGCGCTGCGACCATTTTGCTGATATCGGCCGATGATTTAACCGCCACGTGATGATATTTACGGCGTAGTCCCAGCGACGATTGGCTGTGGTGCGTGCAATACCAAACCGCCAGCAGATCGCTTTCCACGGCGCACGCTCGGCGCGCATCCAGACTAGCTTAACATTCTCGACCTCGAGCCATCGCAACCAGGCGAGAGCTTCTTCCATACGTGTGATCGCAGCCGCCGTTGGCGGCGGCAGTCTCATTGGCTCTGGCGCTTGCCCGATTAGATCATCGAAATCAGTTTTCATTTTTGGCCAAGTATTGAAGTAGCCTTGGACGCGTACTGCTGGCAGGCGTCGCATGACAGCAGCAGCCTCATTCAGCCGTTCTTCAACCAGCTCCGGCGTCCAATCATTCATGTTTTGCCTCATGTCGCCGGACGCGTTGCCCATAGAGTTTTTCACCAAGCTGTCGGATCAGCTCACGCTCCGGCCAACTTAACCGTTCATCATCCTCGGATATGACAAGAACGCGCTGCTCGCGCCAACCCAATTGCTTAACCAACTCA